CCAGGAGCGAGACCGCAGCCACTTCCATGCGCTGGAAGCGGTGAATGCCGACGGGCATAAATGGGACGTCTTCGTGCGCTATGAGGACGGCAAGATCGGCCGGCCGGTGATGCTGGCCTTCCAGGACCTGTATTCCGGCAAGTTTCTATCCTGGCGGTACGGGCGCGGCGAAAACAAGGATATGGTGCGCCTGGCCTTTGGCGACATGGCCATGAGCTACGGGATTCCGGAAAAATGCTGGCTGGATAATGGCCGGGCGTTCGCCAGCAAATGGCTGACCGGCGGCACGCCGAACAGGTACCGGTTCAAGGTGCGGCCGGAAGAGCCGTTGGGGATTCTTACGCAGCTCGGCGTCGAAATTCATTGGACGACGCCCTACGCCGGGCAGAGCAAGCCTATCGAGCGGGGATTCGGAGACTTTGCCCGCGATATCGCGCGCGGGCCGCAATTCCAGGGCGCCTATACCGGCAATACGCCGATGGCAAAACCGGAAGATTATGCGAGCCGGGCGATTCCGTTCGCCGAATTCAAAACCATCATCGACCACGAGATCATGCTGCACAATGCCCGGCCGGCCCGGACGAGCCGAACCTGCGGCGGCAAATTGTCTTTCAACGAGGCCTTTGATGCCTCTTACGCGACCGCACCGATCCGCAAGCCGAGCCCGGAGCAGGTTCGGATATGCTTGCTGGCGGCAGAGGGCGTGCGTGCGCGGCAGGCGGATGGATCGATCCATTTGTTCGGCAACCGGTATTGGCATGAGCGGCTGGTCGACCATCGCGGCAAACTGCTGACGGTACGTTTCGACCCCGACCAGGTGCAAGCAGACCTGCCGGTTTATGGCGCGGATGGCGCGCTAATTTGCGTGGGATTGCTGGTGGAGGCCGCCGGATTTGATTCCAGCGATGCCGCGCGTGAGCACGCAAGCGCTCGCAAAACATATCTGCGATCCGCCAAGGAAATGGTCGCAGCCGAGAAAGTAATGAGCCTCGCCGACCTGGTGGCGCTGCAGCCGAAACCGGCCGCGGCGCCGGCGGCGCTGGACGCGCCAGCAGCGCAAGTTCTGCGGCCTGCTTTCCGGCAGCCGGCACCGCGCCGCGAACAAGCGGATGATGACGAATTCGACCTGAATTTCGCGAAAGGCCTGCGCCTGGCGCGGGCCGGGATGAAGGAAATCTAACCGACCGTTTCTAAAGCCGTCCATCAACCAAGGAGCAGAAAAATGCTTGATACGACTACCGAAATTTCAACACAGCCGAACGTACCGCTGGTCGCGGACGGGATCGAGCAGCTGAGCCCGGAGGCGCTGCGCCAGCGGGTGCGGGATTATGCCGCAGCCCATGCGGTGAGCCTGCGGTCAATCGGCGTGCTCTGCCAGGTGGCCGGCGAAAGCACGTTCACCGCCTGGGTGAGCGGCAAATATAAAGGCGATAACGAGGCGATCGATAAAAAGGTGCGCATCTGGCTGCGCCATGAGGACCAGGTTTCACGGCAGAAAGCGGTGCTGCCGGTTGATGTGAAATTTGCCCAAACGCCGACAGCGGTCAAATTTCTGACCGCGCTGGAATATGCGCAGGCGCTGCCGGATATCATCGTGATTTCCGGCGGGGCGGGCGTGGGCAAAACATCCGCGATTCATCACTACCGCGACACCAGGCCGAATGTATGGGTGCTGACGGCCGAGCCGCTGCTCTCATCCCATTCCAAAATGATGGAGTATCTGCGAGAGGTTTTGGGCATTCCGGAAACCGGCCGGCACAAGGTTTCGCGCGCGGTGGCGCAAAAGCTGCAGGGCACGCAAGGGCTGATTATCATCGATGAGGCGCAGCATCTGACGCCGAAATGCATGGACCAAATGCGGTCTGTCTTCGACCGCGCCGGCGTTGGCCTGGCGCTGGTGGGCAACGAGGAAGTGTGGGCGCGGATCGACGGCGGGGGACATAAGGCGGGATATAGCCAGGTGTTCTCCCGCGTTGGGATGCGGGTAACGGTGGCGCGGCCGACGACGAAGGATATCGAGGTGCTCCTGGACGCGGCCGAGGTGGTGGGGGCCGCGCCGCGCGCGGTGCTGCGCACGCTGGGGCAGAAGCCGGGCGGCCTGCGGGGGATGGTGAAGACGCTGCGCGCCGGCCGCCTGGCGGCGAGCGGCGCCGGGCAGGAACTGACCGACGAGCATGTGATTGCGGCCTGGAGCCGGCGCATGGGCGCGCAGGACGGTGTTTTATGAGCACCACGCAAGAAGGCCGCGCCGCGCGCGCGACGCTCAACCGGCAGGCACTGCGATGGGCCGACATCGAGGCGATGCGCGACCGGATCGACGAGTTGGAAGAGACGGTGCGGCAGCTGCGCGATGTGCTGGTGCCGACGGTGCGGCTGCCGCCCGTGATCGGGCTGAGCAGAGGTGAAGACCGGATCGTGCGCTGCATTCTGGCATGCGCACCGGGGATTGCCACCTTCGAGCGCGTCTGGATGGCGCAGGATGGCGATGCGGAGCACGCGCAGAATGATAGCAGCCGCCGCGTGATGGTCTGCAACGCGCGACGCAAAATGAAACCATTCGGCATCGATATCGGGACCGTTTGGGGCGTTGGCTACAGGATGAGCGGCCACCATGCCGACGCGCTGCGGCGGATGATGGCGGACGCTGAGCTGGGCGACGGGCGATGATCGCAGCCAATGACAATTCCAAAGCCGCGCGGGCAAAGGCCTGCCGGGATTTGCTGAACTGGGTGCGCAGGCGCGGCACGATCGCCGAGCTGGAAACCATTGATCTCGGCGCGCTGACCGATGGCGACCTGGAGCTGATGCTGTGCGGGACGCGCGGGCCGAACGTGGAGACGCTGCCGCATTTGGGCCGGGTGACGTGAATGGCGGCGGACATTGCACGGTCTGCGGAGGGCGCAGGTTTATCGGCCGCGCAACACTGGTCGATGCATGTCCGCAATGCGCTTTCGAAGCCGAACTTGCGTGGCGCGACCGCCAGCCGGAACCAGAAATAAGGAAGTTTTCAGGATTTATCGATAATGTTTTGATGGAGATCGACAATGGCGAAAAGCAAATTGACCAAGGCAAAAGCCAGCACCGCGCGGGTGCCGCAGAACCGGGACGAGGTGGTGGCGGCGATTGCGGCGATTGGAGAAAACCAGCGGGCGCGTCAGCGGATCGAGACGCAGATGAACGACGAGATCGCAGCCATAAAATCCCGGTACGAGCTGCAGGCGGAACCGTTGAACCTGCTGATCGCGCAGCACCAGGAAGGCGTGCAGATTTGGTGCGAGGCGAACCGGGACGCGCTGACGCAAGGCGGTAAAGTGAAGACGGCGACATTCGCATCCGGCGAGGTGCGGTGGCGCATCACGCCGCCGAGCGTCACCGTGCGAAAGGCCGAGGCCGTGCTGACATATTTGCTGAAGGCAGGACTGAAGCGCTTCGTGCGGACCAAGGAAGAGGTCAACAAGGATGCGTTGCTGCTGGAGCCGAAGGTGGCCGCGACGATTCCGGGCATTACCATCAACCAGTCGGAAGAATTCATCATCGCGCCGTTCGAGGCCAAACTCGATGAGGTGGCGTGATGAGCTGGCAGGAAATCAAGCCGTCGCCGAAGACGGTTAAAATTATTTGTCCGGTGTTTGCCGGCAGTAATGGATGCACCGGGCGGTTCGCGCAATGGTTTGAAATCAGTTTCGATGGGACGGCGCCGGACCTGGCCTGGCTGAAATGTGGCGTGAAGGTGAAGGTTGAGATCGGCGCGCAGGAAGATGCCGCGCGGATCAGGGTTTCGAGTTCGCCGCAGGGGCCGTTCATTGTTTGCAAGAGTGGCGCGACGTCGAAACGGCTGCGCGTGCGGCTGCCAGCGCTGCCGGGACAATCGAGAGACAAACAAAAGAAGACTGGGCTGGCATATCGTGCGTTAGCGGGGGGGGGGTCATTATCGATCTTCCGGGCTGGGCGATGAGCGCGCCCGAGAAGAATGGCGCGGCGGCTCCCGGCGTGCCGTACAAACTCGGCGCGCCGAGCCATGCCGATTTGTTGAGGGGCCGTAAGTGATGGCGCCCGGACCGAATAGCTACCGCGTGCGAGCGGTGCGGCTGGATAATGGGCGAGAATATGCGCGGCTTTCGCCGATATTCGATGCGCGTGAGCGGCGGCTGCATCGGCGCGATCGGTATGGCTGGCTTTCTGGCTTTCTGGCTTTCTGGCTGCTGCTTTTTTCTGGGGTTTTGATCGGACTGGTTGTCGGATGGTAGCCGCCAGGAAATTTGTTTCGCCGGGGCGGCGGGTGCGGATCGCGAAAATCCATGTGGCGAAAAAGGCCATGGCGATGCACGACGATTCGTACCGCGCGCTGCTGCGGCGGATTACCGGGTATGATTCGTCTTCGGCCTGCAGCGAGGTTGAGCTCGATGCCGTGCTGCAGGAATTCAAGCGGCTGGGGTTTGCCGACAAGCGGGCGATGCCGCCGCTTTCCAACAAGGCTTACGTTAGGAAAATCTATGCGATCTGGCGGGACCTTAAGCCGTATCTGAGGGATGGTTCGGGGGCGGCGTTGCGCAGCTTCGTGCAGCGGCAGACGCGCACCGAGGCGCGGCCGGAGGGCGTTGCGTCCCCGGAATTTCTCAACCCCGAGGATGGCAACCTGGTGGTCGAAGGGCTGAAAGCCTGGTTGTCGCGCGAGCGGAAGAAAGTGCGCAAGGAGATCGAGGCGCTGGGCGGCGGCGATGAAGCCGGAGACATCCCCGACGCATGACCCAGTTCGCGCAATTTATCGAATTGCTGGGCGACGAGATGACGCTGAAACTGGTGGAACAGTTCGGCGGCACCAGGATCACCGTGTCGCAAAAGGGGCCGGCGCGGAAAGAGATTGTGGAGGCGCTGGGCGAGACAGGATTTTTGCGGTTGTGGACCTATTTCGGCGGCGGCGAGATGACCGTGCCGCTGGCGAAACGGTGGCGCGCCGTGATTTATGATGATGCCGGCTTGACGCACCGGGAAATTGCACGCCGATTGGGCTGG